GCCAACGGATCACCGTTTGTGTCCAGTAGTTATGGCAATGTGCAAATGCTGGCCAACTTGGCCGCAGGTAGTAACCCTGTTACATTTGGTAGTAATATAATAACAGGGAATATACTACCAAATGCAAACGTAACATATGACATAGGTAGCCCAACACTAAGATTTAGAACATTATATATCAGTGGCACCACAATTGACATGGGTGGTGCACAAATCACAACAGATTCTGCGTCGGGTGGATTTGCTTTTGTGCCAAAACCAACTACAGCTAATCCAAACCCATTGGGTACAGTTTTTAGCCCAGGTGGTGGCATCACCACTATAAACACAACTGGTGGTACAATTGCTGCCGGAGCTATTAATACATCAATTGAAAATTTTCAAGGTACAGCCAAATTTGGTAACGTGAGACTTAATTCAGAGGCATCAAGTACCAGCACCACAACTGGCGCACTAGTAGTGACGGGTGGCGCGGGTATCGCAGGTAATGTGTTTGCTGGCAATGTGTTGGCCACCGGCTTCTTCTACGCCAACGGAACACCGTTTGTGTCTAGCAGTTACGGTAATACTGATGTGGCCAGTTACTTGCCCACATATACAGGTTCATTGGCCGCGTCAACGGATATCACGGCCTTGTATGCCAATGCAGGTGCACAAAGCAACAGCATAGCAGGTGCCAATGCCGCAATCATCACAGCCAACACAGCACTCAAAGCCTACACTGATGCACAGATCACCACAGCCAATACTGCTCTCAAGAACTATGTGGACACAGGCAATACCACGCAAAGTAATCAAATTACAGCAATACAAAGTGCAGTAACCGGTGCCAATGCCGCAATTGTGACTGCTAACACAGCAATAAAAAGTTATGTTGATGCTCAGTTCACCAACTTGACCAATGGCGCCCCTGCACTACTAGATACTCTAGGCGAGATAGCCACCAGTTTAGGCAACAACGCCAGTCTCAGCACCACACTATTGAACAGCATCGCAGGTAGCAACGCGGCCATCATCACAGCCAATACTGCATTAAAATCGTATGTGGATACACAAGATTCAGCCATTACCACAGCATGGACCAGCAATGCAGGTGCACAGGCCAATCAGATCGCAGGAGCCAATGCGGTTGTTGCCACATTGCAGGCCAATGTCGGTAGCTTTTATACCTATGCCAATGCCACATTCATTTACGGCAACGCCAATGTGGCAGCAAATTTAGCTACATTTGGATCTAACCCTATTTTGACCACAGGTAACGTTACTGCCGCAAATGTCTACTCAACAGGTGTGTATGTTGGATCAGGTTCGGCTACCAGTGGTTTATTTTGGAGTGCTAATAGTGCCGTAATCAACCCTGGAATAACATACACCGCTAGTACTAACCCCCCAGACTATCCCACACGTGGAGACCAATGGTATAATACTTCAACCGATGTGTTTTACGAATATATAACTGACGGTACTAGTTCGTACTGGATTGATATTGTAAGTACAGTAGTATCCAGTGGTGCAACTGGCGCCACAGGGCCTGCTGGGCCAGCAGGCACAATAGCCAACACCGCCAGTTGGATAGTCACAACAAACACAACGACTAGCACCAGCACAACAACTGGTGCGTTACAAGTAGCAGGCGGCGCAGGCATTGCAGGCAATGTGTTTGCTGGCAATGTGTTGGCCACTGGCTTCTTCTACTCCAACGGAACACCGTTTGTGTCCGGTGGATCCAGTTCGTCGGTGACAGTGACAACAATTGCACCTCCCGGTACACAAACTGCTGTGGACATTGCCGGTGGCGAAACAATAACAGCTACTGGCAGTGGATTTAATGCTGGTATTACAGCATATATCATTGGTGCCAACACCGTGACATGTACAACAACATATACCAACAGTACTAGTGCGTCGTTTACAACAAATGCCATTAGTGCAGGAACATACAGTGTTATATTGTACAACACTGATGGAACCAACGGAATAAAACCCGGTGGCATAACATATAGTTCACCTCCAATTTGGGTAACAGCGGCCGGTACATTTACTGCTGGAGTTAAAGATACTGCTTACTCACAATCAGTGTCGGCCACTGGTGCAGGAATCACATATGGTGTAACATCTGGCGCATTGCCCACTGGGTTAAGTTTGAATTCAAGCTCGGGTGTGATTTCAGGTACTCCCACAGTGGCCAATACCTTTAATTTCACCATAACAGCAACCAACAATTACAATCAAACCACAGCGAGAGCATTTAGTATAATAGTATCCAGTATTATTCCTACCGATACTTTGGTGATTGCGGGAGGCGGGTCAGGGGGAACAGGATACTATGGTGGCGGTGGTGGCGCCGGCGGGTATCTTGAATCAACTTCTAATTTATCTCCTGAAGTAACATATACTATTACTGTGGGCACCGGCGGTGTAGGAACTACAGTTCAAGCTAACAGAGGCGGCAATGGTGGGAATAGTTCTATTAGTGGATCAGGATTTACTTCAATTATAGCAATAGGAGGGGGCGGAGGAGGAAGTCGTAATAATGACCAAAATAGTGCCGGTGCTCAAGGTGCTCCAGGCGGGTCAGGCGGCGGAGCCAGTTACGTTACCAACGCAGGTGGTAAAGGTGTATATCCTGGATCTACGTTTTTAAGCCAAGCAAGACAGGGTTATGATGGTGGTTCAACCAACAACGATAGTACTTTTTCAGCAGGCGGTGGTGGCGCTGGAGCACCTGGTAACGGCTTTGGCGGCACTCCTCCTAGATCGGGTGGTACAGGACTTGCTAGTAGTATAACAGGTACATCAGTAACACGCGGAGGCGGCGGCGGTAACGCAATTGGAACTTCTTATCCAGGGGCCGGCGGCGGCGGCGCACAAAATACCGCAGGCACTGCAAATACAGGCGGCGGTGGTGGAGGTGGGTCTGGTAATAATGCTCAAGGCGGCAATGGTGGATCTGGAGTGGTCATTATCAAATATGCAGATACATTTGCTGCCGCTACTGTAACAGGTAGTCCAACTATTACATCAATTACTGGATTTAGAATTTATACATTTACCGGCACTGGTACATTTAATATACCGAGTTAATAGATAGGAAACATATGGCACACTTTGCACAACTTGACGAAAACAACACAGTGACACAAGTTATTGTGGTTCACAATAATGAAATTCTAGATAATGGAGTCGAATCTGAATCTAAAGGAATAACATTTTGCCAATCAATATTTGGCATAGATACAGTATGGAAGCAAACTTCATACAACTGTAGTTTTCGTGGAAACTTTGCTGGTTTAGGATTTTTATATGATCCTCTTAGAGATGTATTCTTAGAACCAAAGCCCTATTTTAATTGGGTTCTAAATAGTACAACTTACAAATGGGAAGCACCTGTACCATACCCAAACGACGGTAGAAGACATGCATGGGACGGATATACAAACAGTTGGCGAGATTTGGGCGAAAAGTTAGCCACTCCTGTTGAGACAATCTAAGAAAGAATTTGATGGAAAATATTGAGTTAGGTTACTTTGGTAACATCTGGGTCAGACAAAATGTCTTGTCGAAAGGCGAACAAGCACCCGGGCATGTGCATTACTTTGATCATATAACATTGCTGGCAAAAGGTAGTGTTTGTGTGGAAGTAGAAGGCAAAGATCCTAAAGAATTTGTGGCACCCACATTCATAGTAATCAAAAAAGAATTAATACACAAGATGACAGCATTAGAAGATGATACTGTTTACTACTGTGTATTTGCATTAAGAGATGTTGATGGCGAAGTTGTAGGCGATATCTATGGACCACAACACGATCCGTTGTGTGCCTGGTATGCGCCAGATAATTACTGGGAAAAGAAAAAACAAATAGAACACTTGTAAAAACAGCTGGTTTTTGATAAGTAGCTAATAGGAATATAAAAATGGCATTACCAGCAAGTCTTACAAATGGTCAAGTATCAACAGTAAATGGTGTTTCGTATATCTACGATAGTGCCACTAACTCTTTGACTCGTACATCTTCTGGAACGCTGTCGTTAAATTCAGCCAATATCAGCACCAGCACCACAACAGGTGCCTTAACTGTAGCAGGCGGTGCAGGTATTGCGGGCAATGTGTTTGCTGGCAATGTGTTGGCCTCAGGTTTCTTCTACGCCAACGGAACACCGTTTGTATCTAGCAGTTATGGCAATACTGATGTGGCCTCATACTTGCCTACTTACTCGGGTAGCATTGGTGCGGCCTCAGAGATTGTCACACTCACAGCCAACGCAGGCGCACAGGCCAATCAGATCACAGGTGCCAATGCCGCAATAGTTACTGCCAATACTGCCTTGAAGGCATATACTGATGGTCAGATAACAACTACACAGTCGTGGGTTACAGGGGCCAATGCCGCAATCATCACAGCCAATACTGCGCTCAAAGCCTATACTGATAACCAAATATCAACTGCCAACACAGCACTCAAATCATATGTGGACACACAAGATAGCGCCGTAACCTCAGCATGGACTGCCAATGCATTAGCGCAACACAATTCTATAATTGGTGCCAATGCCGCAATCATCACAGCCAATACTGCATTAAAATCGTATGTGGACACACAAGACTCAACAATAACCACAGCATGGACTAGTAATGCAGGTGCACAGGCCAATCAGATCACAGGCGCCAATGCGGCCATAGTCTCAGCCAATACTGCCTTGAAGGCATATACTGATGCACAGATCACCACAACGCAATCCTGGGTTACAGGAGCCAATGCCGCCACGGTGACTGCCAACACCGCACTCAAAGGTTATGTAGATCAACAATTTACCAACTTGACCAATGGCGCTCCTGCCATCTTAGATACCTTGGGTGAGATAGCCACAAGTTTAGGCAACAACGCCAGCCTAAGCACAACATTATTGAACAGCATCGCCGGAAGTAATGCGGCCATTGTGACTGCCAATACTGCTCTTAAGGCCTATACAGATGGTCAGATTACTGTAACACAGAGTTGGGTCACAGGCGCTAATGCCGCAATCATCATAGCCAATACTGCATTAAAATCGTATGTGGATACACAAGACAGCGCAATCACCACAGCATGGACTGCCAATGCAGGTGCACAGGCCAATCAGATCACAGGCGCCAATGCGGTTGTTGCCACATTGCAGGCCAATGTTGGTAGTTTCTATACCTATGCCAATGCCACATTCATTTACGGCAATGTACAGATGTTGGCCAACTTGGCCGCAACAGGTAATCCCGTTACAATTGGTAGTAACTTAACTGTCACTAATGCGGTAACAGCCGCAAATGTCTACTCAACAGGTGTGTATATCGGGTCAGGTTCAGCTACCAGTGGTTTATTTTGGAGTGCTAACAGTTCCGCAGTCAGCACTGGTGGTGGAATAACATACACCGCCAGTACTAGCCCCCCAGACTATCCCACAATCGGAGACCAATGGTATAACACTTCAACCGATGTGTTGTACGAATACATAAATGACGGCACTAGTTTGTACTGGGTTGATACTATAAGTACAGTAGTATCCAGTGGTGCAACTGGCGCCACAGGCACAATAGCCAACACCGCCAGTTGGATAGTCACAACAAACACAACAGCCGCTACCAGCACCACAACAGGCGCTCTGCAAGTGGCGGGTGGTGCAGGCATTGCAGGCAATGTTTATGCAGGCAATGTATATTCTTCAGGCAATGTTGTTGCAATCACTTACTTTGTTGGTAACGGGTCACAGCTAACCGGAATAAGTTCAGCCATATCCTGGACCATAACAAGTAGCAATATTACTGTAAGCAAGAACAATGGATATTTTGTTGACACAACAACAGGCCCAAAGACCTTGACATTACCGACTAGCGCAACCATCGGTGATACCGTTAGAATTAACGACTTGGCCGGCACATTTGCATCAAATAATTTAACCGTAGGAGCAAATGGCGGAAAAATTCAAGGAGCCAATGACGATTTATTGATAAATGTAAATCAACAGAGTTTTGGTTTAGTATACAGTAACAGTACATACGGGTGGAAGGTAATAGAACTATAATGGCAACAACAAATTTAACAAATTTAAAAGCAAATGTACTTACAGATGTTGTAAGTACAATACTGTCTACAACAGGAGTTTCTTCTGTTCCAAAAATTACAACGATTACTTATCCTGGAGATGATACGGCCGCAGATACTGGTGGCGGTCAAACAATTTCAATATCTGGATCAGGATTTAATATAGGTGCTTCTGTTATTATTAATGGTACAGTAGCAAGTGTTGTGACTGTTGTGAGTGCTACAAGTTTAACATTTACAGCACCTGCACAATCAGCAGGAACATACACATTTTATGTTGTGAACACCGATGGAGGTACAGCCATTGTAGTTCCAGGCATTAGTTATAGTGGCACACCATCATGGAGTACTAGTGCAGGCAGTCTTGGCACAAGTTATGAGACTAACGCAGTAAGTAATACTGTAACAGCAACAGGCGATGCAACAATTTCATATAGTTTATTTTCAGGTACACTACCAACAGGTAGTTCATTGAACACTAGTACTGGTGCAATAACGGGAACATCAGCCGCGCTGAATTCACCAACAACATATAGTTTTGTAATTCGTGCGACAGACGGACAAAATCAGGATACAGACAGGTCATTCAGTATTACAATAAATCCTGATGCGGTAACGTGGATTTCTCCAGAGGATAATTCTACTACTACTGCATATGAGCATACGCCTGTATCAAATGTTACATTGAGTGCCACTTCGGCTGCTGGTAAGTCAATTACTTTCACAGCAAATACTTTGCCGACTGGTGTAACCATAACAGGCAATACAATTTCTGGAACACCAACTGTCGTAGCAAACACAAATACAAGATTAACGGCTAATACAGCAACTACATTCAAAACAGCCACTAAAGATATTAACTTTGTGGTTAATCCAGATGTTGTGAGTTGGAGTTCACCTGCTGATGGAACAAGTACTGCGTTGTTGGCAGGCGAAGTAATGGCAAATGTCACATTGAGTGCCACTTCGGCTGCTGGTAAAAGTATTACTTATACAGCAAACACATTACCGACTGGAGTAACTATTACCGGTGCAGTAGTTAACGGTACACCAACTGTTGATGGTAATACTAATAGTTTGATTACAGCAACAGCTACAACAACAAATCGTACTGCAACCAGAAACTTTACCTGGGTTGTTAGTGTTGCTAACGATACTTTCTTTAAGAACACAACATTGTTATTAAACGGTGAGACAACTGTAACACCATTCATTAGTGATGCAAGTACAAATAGTTTTGGATTAACTATTAACGGTGATACAGAACCTACACCCTTTAATCCATATCAAGAAGGATATTATAGTAATTTCTTTAATGATTCGGATCGCTTGTATACTTCGGCGTCTAGTGCTAACGCAATGGGTACAGGTGATTATACAGTTGAAGCTTGGATTTATGTTACAGCCGCATTTGGCACATCTGGCTCTGGTAGAGGAGCCATAATTTCTAATAGAGGACAAATATCTGCGCCTAATGCATTTATGTTACAGCATTATAACGGCAAAATTTATTTTGGTACATCGGGCACAGATGTAATTGTCGGTAGTACAACTATGTCTATCAATACTTGGTACCATGTTGCTGTTAGTCGTAGTAGTGGAACTGTAAGGCTATTTTTAAATGGTGTATCTGATGCAACAGCGGTCACGGGAAATAGTACAAATCATTCTGATACTAATGCTTTTTATATTGGTATAGATGGCGCATACGTAACTTATCCCTTCACTGGATATATTTCAAATGCCCGTTTGGTAAAAGGTACCGCAGTCTATACCTCAACATTTACACCTCCAACAACACCACTAACAGCTATATCCGGTACAAGTTTATTAACTTGTCAATCAAACAGATTTATTGATAACTCGACTAACGCATTCACAATCACTAAAAGTGGTGTTGGCGTCACAGTATCACCCAACATACCATTCACTGTAAACGCTAGTTACAGTACTTATGGTAGTACATACTTTGATGGTACTGGGGATTATCTAAGTGCACCAAGTAATTCTGCTTTTGCATTTGGCACAGGGGATTTTACACTGGAATGTTGGATATATGTTTCCTCACCATCAGACACTCCAATATACGAAGGAAGAACATCCGGAAGTTCTGGTTTAGGATTTACTTTAACAGCGTATAGTTCCACTGTAATTAGAATTTTCTGCGATAGTGTTTTAATAGCTGCAACAGTTGCAAACTATACAAATCAATGGACTCATGTTGCTGTTGTAAAGAACTCGGGAACAACTACACTGTATATTAACGGTGTTTCAGGTGGAACAACATCATCTTTAGGAAATTTAACAGATTCTCAACCGTTGATAGGGGCAGGCAGGTACGCACCAGGTACTTCTCCTAGTGCGTATATGCTTGGTTACATAAGTAATTTCCGCATAGTAAAAGGTACAGCAGTTTATACAACCGCATTTACCCCACCAACAACACCACTAACTGCAATAGCAAACACTCAACTACTAACACTACAATACAACGGTGGTGCAACTAACCAAGGTATTATAGATAACAGTAATTTCAATAACATCATCACAAGAAATGGTAATACAAGTCAAGGCACATTTAGTCCTTATAGTGTAACAGGTTGGAGTAATTACTTTGATGGTACTGGAGACGCTTTAATAGTGCCATTAAGTACGGCACTTGGTATGGCTACTGGAGATTTCACTATTGAATTTTGGATATATCTAATTGCAATTGGATCCCGTAGAGAAATTCTAGATTTTTCGAACAACAACCAACCCGGAAGACTCATGATACGAGTAGAAACTGACGGTACATTATATAATGTTGGGACAGACAACACAAACAGACATGGCACTGCTACCGGAGCAATGCCATTGAACGCATGGACTCACGTGGCGTTGGTTCGTTCATCGGGAACTTCAAAGTTTTACATCAATGGAACACAATCCGGCAATAACTACACCGATGCTGTTAATTACGGCGCAAATCAAAGCCAAAACTCAATAGGCGCAAACGCATCAGACTATACTTCAAATCCACTCTACGGGTATTTGTCTAACTTTAGAATTGTAAAAGGTACAGCAGTCTATACATCAACATTCACTCCACCAACATCACCATTAACAGCAATAGCAAACACGCAATTACTAACTTGTCAATCAAATAGGTTTCTTGATATATCCACTAACAATTTCACACTAACTCCATCTGGAGATGTTTCTGTCCAAGCCTTCTCACCATTTGCACCGGGTGTAACATATACACCAAGTTTACATGGCGGTAGTGCATACTTTGATGGTACTGGGGATTTCTTAACAACCCCGGATTCGAGTACTGTAGCTAATTTTGGTACGGCACCATTTACAGTTGAATTCTGGATGTACAGTACGGATGCCGCATCAGTTATTATTCGCCAAAATGCCGCAGGTACTCCTAATTGGGCTATATTAATTACATCTGGTAACATCTATTGGCAAAACGGATATGAGGCAAGTAGTTTATATTATATAGCTTTAACTAGTCTTACTACCAATCCTTTAAGAAATGCCTGGACACATATAGCAATTACTAGAAATGGTTCTAACCAATTGAAATTTTGGATAAATGGTGTCGGCCAATCCTCGGTGGTAACAGACAGCACCAACTATAATAGCACCACCGGAGTTGTAGTAGGTTCAGGTAGTTACGGTGCATATACAGGATATCTATCAGATGTTCGTATAACTAAAGGTGTTGCAGTATACACCACTACCTTTACGCCACCCGCACAAACATTAGGTAACTACTCCGCAACTTATCCAGCACAATTATTGTTGAATATGAATAACGGTGGCATAATAGACCAACATTCTACAAATGTATTAGAGACTGTGGGTGGGGCACAATTAAGTACTGCGGTTAAGAAGTATGGTAATGCTAGTATGTACTTTGACGGCACAGGGGATTATTTAACAATTCGCAATTCGCAAAACTTTGCGTTTGGTTCGGGGAACTGGACTATTGAACTTTGGATTTATCTTAACTCATCTGCAAGACAAGGATTCGTTGCTTTGGGTGAGGCCAGTGGTTCAAACGTACCATGGGAAATTGGAGTCAATGCGAGTGGAAAGTTTCGTTTGTTAACTCAAACTAGCGGTGGTCAAATTATTATGGATAGCACAACAACCCCTTCGACTGGAATTTGGTACCACGTTGCAGGAGTTAGAAACGGTGGTACTGCAACTTTGTATGTTAATGGTGTTGCAGAAGCAACAAGCTCATCTTTAAGCACAAACTCACTAACTACTGAAACTAATGCAATACAAGTTGGAAAATATTCATATGGTTTTGAACTAAATGGTTACATAGACGACCTAAGAATCACAAAAGGATATGCACGGTATACAGCTAACTTCACAGCACCAACTAGTGCATTCATTACCAAATAATAATAAGCTAATAGGAATATAAAAAATGGCATTTCCAACAAGTCCCACAAATGGTCAAGTATCAACAGTAAATGGTATTTCGTATACCTATGCTAGTGCTACTAATTCCTGGACTCGTACATCTTCCGGAGTACTACTTGGCAGTATTAGCACAGTAATAATCGGTAATACGCTGTCGTTAAATTCAGCCAATATCAGCACCAGCACAACAACTGGTGCGTTACAAGTAGGCGGCGGTGCGGGCATTGCGGGTAATGTGTTTGCTGGCGGCGACCTGACATATGGCACAGTTCCAATCTTTAATAGTAGCACAACAGTCACCAGCATTGGCACAGCTCCGGTTGCTGTTGCTTGGTTTGGTAATACAGCATATCGTAGTGCCAAGTATGTAGTCAGTACCACAGATGTCACAAACTCACAATACCAAACAGTTGAGGTTGTTCTGGTTCAAAACGGAACAACATCAACCATTAGCAGTTATGGTGAAGTGACTTCGGGTGCCAGTACAAGAATGACATTCACTTCCAATGTCATGTCGGGCAATGTAATATTATGGGCTATAGGAGTAAGTGCAAACAACACAATTAAGCTGGTTAGCACACTAATACCAGCCTAACGCAATAAATACAGTATAAGGATCCATACACATGCAAACAGTTAAACAGTTATATCGCGAATCATACAAGGGTGAAGATGTAGTTACTACATTGACTTACAAAAACTCCCAATGGACACCAAAGTATGAATGGATTCCTAATGCCATTACCAACATACATACAACCACACAGGCAGTAATAATTGGCGCCAGCTCACGAGCCGAATGGCGTCATGAATACCAAGGATTTGACATCAATTTGTTGGCCACACACAAAGGTGGCCTGTTTGGCGCAGACAAATTACAGACTTATGGAACCAATGGCCTATACAAGGAATTCACTCCAGATTTTCTAATTATCGACAACAAAGAAGTTGATGAGATAGTACAATCTGATTACTGCAACAACAACATTGTTTATGCACACGCCAATCCAATTTTGGCTCATCCCGGTAAGTTTTATTTAATTCCACAAGACCCCAGCTGGAACGCAGGCACTATCGCTGTATATCTAGCCTGCTTTGATGGGCATTCAAAAGTATACCTAATGGGGTTTGATGGCCGTCAAGGATCTGACACATTCTACGAAAAAACTTTGAAACTGGTTTTTGAACTATATCCCAATGTGGATTTTGTTCGTGTGACACCAACTTCTGAATACTACATGCCCGAGTCATGGAAGTTTCAGGTCAACCTAAGACAAATTACTTTTAGAGAGTTTGTTCTTGAAGCTGACATCGGATAATACAGTTTCCATAGTTCGTAATTTATCCACAATGGCAGTAAACTTAAAACTACGCCACACCCCTGGGTGCAATGGCTTAGGGTGATCATCTAAGGGAACCCAACAATATCCTCTGTGCTCGTGATTTAGCATCGGCACAAACTCTCGGTCCACACTGATTAGATAAGTGTGAAACACAAATTTATCATTGTCGCTGGTGTATTGTTCGATGGGAATAATCTTAGCGTCTTTGATTTCGCCACCCAATTCTTCTTGTATTTCTCGATGCAGTGCTTGTATAACTGATTCGTTTTCTTCTACTTTCCCGCCAACAATTCCCCAACTACCTGAGTGTCGGTTACTGTTTCTAAGCAAAAACAAATATCGATGTGTTTGGATGCAATATATTAATGCACCTGTACTTGATAACATTTAAATTACAATACTCCAGTTGTCTGCTAGATACAATCCTTCAACACTCTTAACCCATTCATTATTTTCGTAATCGAATTTATATTGAATACTAGTGGCCAAATTGGTTACAAAGATATATCTGTCTGCCTCTTGACTATGAAAACTAACAGTCCATCCATTTGTAGTATACTCAACAATATCATTGGCATCAGCAACAAACCACGGATTAGTTCCCCAGGCTATGGCACCCTCACTGTTATTATAACTGCCAATGGCGTTGGTGATCAAGTAGCGTGTGCCCAAAGTTGGTGTTAGTAACTGCAAACTGTCCACATTGACAGATTCCGGATCAATGATAGCTGTAATTGCAGTAACGGTATTTACGGGCAAAGTGTCTATGTTTGGATCGTATAACAGTATGCTTTCATCTGCTGGGTGTTGGGCAACAGTGCCAACAACTTCACTAACGCCATCGGCATGTCTTAGCCGTACTTGACTAACACCGTTTCTTATTTGTCCATATTCGGCCATTAACTGCGCCCAACTGTTTACAGACCCAACATGAACATTATTATCCATGGTGTCTGTGCTGTTGACTAATTTTAATTGATTTCCGATGTATACTAAGTTGTAATTTCTAAAGGTAGTTGCTCGTCGTGCCAACAAATCTGCATCAGTAAATATGTCTTCGGTCAAGTTACCATTGGCATCATACATGTTGGCAATAACTTTTGTTACTACACCCAGTCGTTTAACTTTAGCAGGACTGCTTAACCAAATTGGCAATTCAAACTGTAGAGTGGCAATGCTAATACTTTCGTCGGTACCGCTAGGAACTGATCTTGAATCCCATATGGTACTTTTTAGTTCTACCACTGTCAAACTGCCCCAGTCAATAAAATTGTCAGTGTTTTGAATTTCCACACTGGGATTAAACAAAGTTGATATCTGTTCCCATAATTGTAATTTTTGTTCTGTGTTGGTGGTCCACACATCCATCTTAAGAGTCAACTTGTATGGCACCGGCATCATACGCTCTACAGTATATGCATCTCCTGGACCGGCTAGATAGTTACCAGTAGTTGGGTCGTACTCACGCTTTTTAACACTGATCTTACTGATGTAACTGGGATCTTGCATTCGTTCACGATCATAGTCCAATGCACTGATGTACACAGCAATGGCAGGAACACTACTCAACAAGTTCTCGCTGTTTTGTTTGAGTATCTGCGCCGCCTGTCTGCTTTGATCACCGTAGATAACCGGTACTTGTTGTAAGGCTCTCTGTCCATTGGCACCTTGCCCAAACTCAACTTGAAAGCCCGACACCAGCCTGATAAACTGAGTTAGAAATCTGCGTATTTGATTATCGTAAAAAAATTGCTGTGCCATTAGTTATCTGCCTGTATTTTTAATGCCTGACTTAGACTTTGGCGTTCAGATTCAACTTGACCTTCTAAGTTGGTAAAAGTCTTGGTATTATTAACAAAACTACCCTTCACAGTATTATTTGATCCGGGTGTTATATTTGCTCTTAATAAATCTTCAACCATTGACCAGCGTTTTCCATTGTATCGGAATAGCCTGTTGGGCAAATAGTCAGTACGCAAATAGTAATCTCCAGTTGACGGTAAATTTGGAAATTCTATGCCTGCTACCAATGGTAATCCGTTTGGTGCTAATCCATCACCTACCAAGTAACCTTTAATTTTTGTCTCTGAACTGATGGTTGTATTATCTACAGTAACATTACCATCCGCAGTGACATCGGTGTTGTCGGCATTTATGCCTTGATATTCAGGACGAAGATACATCTTGCTGGTGTCGTATCCAGACTTGGGAACATCTACTTCGGCCTGTGCCACTACAGCCGCATTGATGTTCATGTAAACACCGTAATTGCTCATGATACTGGCAGTGGTGGTGCTGGCAGTACCCGCCACAATGGTGTTGAGAATATCCTTGTACTCTTGACTATCCACTAATGGATTAATCTTAACACGCCACAAGTGCGGCCACCAGGTTGGTGTAAACCCTTCTGCGGCCAGGCTGGCATCAGCAATGACATAGTAACGCTTCAATGCCGCTGGAACATCTTGATCCAGTGCATTGTAATCTTTTAGGTGTTCTAGTTCCAACACATCACCAGCCATCAGCTTACGACCAACGGTGTCCATCATGTCGTTGATGTGAAAGGTCATGAACAAGGTACCGGTTTGCAAGAACAGACCAAATTGGCTTAGATCAAAGTCTTGGTCAGCACGAGTATAGATACCACGCATCTTGTAAACATCTTTGTCGTACTTGCGATCACGATTTTCTACAAACAACAAGTCCTGTATGTTTTTTTCACTTTGATTTGTATAGTTGGGTTGTGTTAGATCTGTACTGTCTGTTTGTTGATTGGTGCCCAGGTATTTGTGAATGATAATACCAGTTCCGCCCATGGTAAACATCTCGCTGATCCTGCGATCAAAGAACTTGTAATCATTTGAATGTCGTCCGTCTTTCCAGAGCGATAAGCGAGCCATGTGTTATCCTATATTGTAGTATTTATGGGTTTGACATGTATTGGCTTTTATCGTATAATACGCACTTATGCAATCACAGCACCAAGCACACATTGCCAGATTAGAACAACTATTGGCATCTGTTTCTCACGCCAAAGACATTCGTGCCCGTAGTACCTTGTTTAAGTTTTATAAAAACTGCCGTGAAATTTACACAGAAATGGACAAAGAAATGGTGCATTGTAGGCGAAGGAATAAATTAACACAAAAGTACACAGAATTAGAAACTGAATTTACCGAGGCTACAAACACATTTGAGCAGTGGGCCGTAATGGCCGCACTAATGTACTAGTTGACACAAAATGGTTGATTTGCTATACTAGGTGTATGTATAAATTAATAACAAAAACCCAAGAACAAGAATTTGACACGTTGGATCTAGCAATGGATCGGGCTAAAGTACTCAACGAGTTTGTTACTATAACAGGCAACGGATTTGAGATTGTGGGTCGGTTTGGCGTGGATTCTGTTCGGGATGGCAAATGTCCCGATGGAGTCGCATATGATTGGAACAAGACGAGCCGTATTGGCCGTGTAAAAAAGGAGCGAAAATAATGGCTACAGTAGCAGGCATTAAGATTAAATCAAAAGCACCCAAGGTCCAGCGGGCTAAGTTTGCCGATGAAAAGTACACAGGCAGTGAGCCAGTATGGGATACCGAACGAGCATTGGGATTTACTGATTCAGATTTTGATCACCACATGCGTCGTAGTTTTTATTATTACAATTATCATTACAATCAAAAGGACTGTAAAAAGCATGTGGTAGAATGGATGCAAAAACAGACGACAGTTTTTTCTAAGAAAGACCTTGGTGCTTTTATCCGTGCGCCAGACCGTTCGTTGTCAATGACTGCATGTAGTTTGATTATGGCACATAGACAAGGTATGCCGTTAAAAGCTCGCCATACCGACTTTTTGAAAGA